GCGTAAGCGTTCCCGACATGAGGCATACAATGCCCTTTTCGGGAATACTATTGGCAACATACTGCACGCCACGTGTGCGCTGTGATTGCTCGTTCTTGATTGAGTGAGCCTCGTCCACAATGAGCGTGTTGAACATGCCTGCCAGTTGGATTGCCCAATGGTTGATAACGCTGTCTCCAATGAGCACAACATCACTCTTGCGAATGGCATGGCGTTTGCGACCACGCAACGTAATCACTTTCAGCGTTGGTGCAAAACGTTTGCACTCCTTCTCCCACTGTGGGAGCAGGTGCGGTGGCACAACAATCAAGGTGCGCTCTTTACGCATTGCAGTGTCGTATGCAATCGCAATGGCTTGACACGATTTGCCAAGCCCCATGCTGTCGCACAGCAATACACGCCGTGCTTTCAATGCGTACTTCACTCCTGCACGTTGGTATGGCAAGAGAGGTAGTGCTAAATCAAATGGTAATTCAGCGTCCTCTGCCCTAGACAGTTCCAACAATTCGGGGTCTGTTGGGACGGTCTTAGGCATGCGTGGCAACAGTGAAATGAATACGTCTAGGTCGTGCACAATGACTGCACTGTTCCATACCAGTTCGTACACTTCGGTAACAGCAGAACAATCCTCGCTGTTGTGGTACGTCTGCCACACTCCGTTGAATACGTACAAACCCAAACCAGCAGGCACATCTTGATTACATAACTCACAAGTGCCACGCTTCTTATTAGTAAGAATAGAACTAGCAGTAAGTGGCAAGTGTGCTTGCGACTGTGTGCGTGATACAGGCAACACAGTCAAATAGTTGATGAGGTCATAAGCACCGTTAAAAGTAAGTTCATCTAACTTACGGCTCTCAATCCACTCATCTATGTCCTGCTCGGCAATACCCAATGGCATGGCACGTGCAGATAGCAGTGTCTTTATCTGCACCTGTTGTTTTGTGACTATCGCTGTGTCTGCCATTACTACCTCCACAAACACAATAGCACCAGTCCACAGATGTTCCACGTGGAACATATGTGACCATGTTCACAGAGAGTTAAAAACCTCGTTCCAGTTCTCTGCTCCAACTGCAATGTCTCGTGACGTAACCAACTCACGCAACTGCGCTCCCTCATCTCGCCTCAACTGCCAATCGCTTGTCAGTGCTTTGATGTGGCGCAACCAATCTTTTGGTCTGTGTGCAATACGACCAACACCAAACTCATTACGCAACGTTTCGTATGCGTCAAGTTGAGAAGCAATCCAAGGAATACCGCACGCTGAATACTCCAACAGTTTGATTTCAGATTTAGCACGGTTGAACGCACACTCACGTAGGGGCGCAATACCTATATCCATCTGTAATAGGTCTGGGTAGTTCTCTGGGTCTACGGCGGGCACAAGTGTCACGCTGTCTTCGGGAACATTCACAGCGTTTGCAAACTTAGGTGCGTACTCTGAATAACCAGCGTGCATCAACTTGTAATTTTGTGTGGTCGTTAAAATACCACGCAGTATCTCTAGGTCACCACTTCTATGTGCGGTTGAACCTACCCACCCAACAACTGGTGTGGTCGTGTTTGTGTGGTCGTGTTCTGCAAAGCGTGCGGTATCCACAGTGTTAGGAATGACTACAACATCAGATTTGACATTCCAGTCTTTAATCTTGTTTTGCAGAAATGGAGTTGAAACCGTTACCAAACTGCTTGCGCTAATTACTTCCCTGTAAAACTTGGTGTTTTCTTCTTTGTTGTATTTTGGGTGAGAAGATTTCCACGCCATGTTGCTTGGGTCAAGCCCCCAGTACCAATCGTCTACGTCATTAATTACGATTTGTCCGTTTGCTTTTGCTTTGTGAATATGAACAGCAAGACCATCGTGCATAAGCCTTTGCATAATTACAACATCTACATCGTGCATGGCTGTGTCTTCACGTTTATCTGTAATTATCTTGAAACAGTTGTAATGCCACACAAGAGTACCTTCGTACACTTCCGTGATGTTGGCAAACCTCCCATCGTTAAACAACGGGAGGTATTGCGCTAGACGCACCCAGCCAGCACCTCCCCAATGGGTAAGCCCATCGGGGGAGCGCTCATGACCTATGCGGTCACCTGATGCGATACCAATACGCACTATTCAGATACTTGTGTGGTCGCTTTTTTCCAACCAGCCTTGAACACAAGAAGGTCTTCCTTGTTCCATAGAGGTGTTGCTGCCAGCATTACTACTGGTGCAGGGAAATCCGCACGCTTACGCAAAGTATGGATGCGCTGTTTTAGCACCCCAAGAACTTCCGCAGCCTCTGCTGTTCCACACAGATTACTTGTTTCAATCAACATATTGTTCTCCTATTTGTTTGTGTTAGTTACTATGTTACAGATTCCAGTGGCGCAAACCACCGTTTTCGTACAAATATTTTGCTACGGACAAGTTGCAGTCCAGGGTGAGCAACCCCTCAATGGTTGTTCCACAGATGTTGCGAGTCACTGTCTTCCATGAGGAGTTGATTTGCAGTAACCCTGAATCGTACGTGCCATTTTTGTTCAGCGTCCACACAATCTTACCGTCTTCCCAAATAGCGTTAATTGCTTTTGAATTGCAACGGCTCTCCCTGTACGCAATAAATGAAAACGCTTTTACTGGTAATTGGTATTCCCTAAACTTATCCTCAAATTGTGGACAAGATTTCTCATTCTTACGTGTGGTCGGTAATTTTACGGACACATCTAACCTGTCAGGCTTTCCTGACGGTATCACCACTTCTTTTACGTCAGTGGGCTTGACGACCTCGTTTACTTTGTTGTCCGTTTCTACGTTGAATATTCCGATTGCTACACAGGCTGAAATAACCCAGTGCTTTATCAATATGCTCTCCTTCGTCGGTGGATAAAACAAAAGACCGCAACACTTTTGACTTGCGTCTATATGTTACGGTCTACTACAAGTTTAGCAGGTGCTACTGGAGCAACTTGTACAATATCGTAAACAAATCAAACTGGTCAGAAGTCACACCAGCATTTGGTACATACACGATATCTTTGCGTTCTTCCAACGCTTTATTGTGTATATCTGTACATTGTTCACAACGACAGCCTTGTCTATAACGTAAATATGAACCGTGTGGTTTAAGAGCAGTTTTCTTTTGTTTTTCTTTGAACACGGTGCGTTCAATTGGGGTTAGCCCACCCCACATGCCAAATACTTCTTCTTTACCTTCTTCTAAGCATGTTTCCCATACAGGGCAAATCTGACATACTTCACGACCAATAGCGTAGTACTGCTCTTGATTGTCTGCTTCTAGTGGTGGATACCAAAAATCTAAATGCTTGTGTCTACACAAAGCATCTTGTCTCCATGAATCACTGTGGGACATTACTTAGATTAAACTTGACTAGTTTATTGTGGATATCTTCCCATCCACCGAAACGAAGTTCAGTCAATGATAAACCAGTCTTTGATGCAATCTCTGTCATAGTTAGTGTTGTACCCAGAACTTCTGGAAGAACATCCAACGCTTTTTCCAATCGTTGGTATTCAGGTACAACCATTGCTTCCACGATGGTCTTTGCTTGATAATTGTCTACTACTAGCATTACTTTTCTCCTGTGTCTGTACGAGTTACACAATCCCAACCACAACCTACATAACCTGCAATGTCCATCCAATGGTCTTTCTTGTCAGGTGTCCATGACAAGCGACTAATTTTCAACAACACCATCAGAGCAGCAACATCATGCGGTTGAATTGAAAGTTCACCAGTACGTTCTGCTACACGTTTGATGTAACTTTCCCACAAACTAGCAGTCATGCTGAAATCGTCATATGGGTCTCCGTAATCAACGTTACGGTCTCCTACAATTATCGTAATAGCGTCTTGTAAGATTTGTTCACGCTCGGTTTTAGCCATGCTATCTCCCTGTTGTTTACCTTTTGAACTAGTGTAGCGAACTCTTTGATGTTTTCAGCCCTGCGAGCATTAATTAATTGAGCGTTCCACGGTTGATTACGTAGTACAGAAACAATGCCAACTTTCTCTGCTTGTAAATAGTAATCTACATGGTCATCAATTATTGCTGATTCTCCAGTGGCAACATGAGAAACAATTGTTTTATCGTGAGTAAAAAACAAATGGTCTGGAATGATGCTGTGGTTTTCCAACCAATGGGCTGTTTGTCCCCACGAAGTATATGGACGTGCAGTTACCACGTGGATACGTACGTCTGCTTGACGTAGTATTTCCCAGGCTTCTTGAACCCCTTCCATTGGTGGCTCTGACGAAAACAAATTGTGTGTCTTAGCACCTTCTTCCAACAACCGATGGAATTGGTCTAGTTCTAATCCCCAAGTTTTATAAAAATCCCACGTTTGTGGGTCAGGGTAGTGTCCTTTGCCAAGTTTGTCTTCGCAATACTTTCTAAACGCTTCATAAAACGGGTAGGTAACCCCGTCCATGTCAATACCTACGTCAGTGATTCTGCGATGCTCTGTGTTGTTCATTTTGTAAAACCATTTCTATACTTCTAAGTGTGTGCTCTTTTGGATTACTACACACAGGTGGGTATGTGTTACTTAATACTGAAACACTTAACCCACATTCTGGACATTTGTAAACATATGGCAACTTCTTTTCTGCCATAACTATTCTTCCTCTACCTCCATAATTTCACCGTACATAGCATCTGTGGCGGCTGGCCCTAGTCCTCCGTAAGGCATTGGGTTGGCAACCTCAGCAGCCCGTTGCCCAAACAAACGTGAAAGAACACCGCTTGAGCCACGAGCCTCTACTTCAAAGCGTACCAAATCTCTGGTGTCGGTGATGGTCTTAAACTTTTCAACCATGTCAAACACCCTGTCCATTTCCTCTGACAAGGCTGGGTCCATTCCCTGACCTTCCAGTTCTTCTGCAAAGCGAGCGAACAACACACGGCTTACTTGCATCTCTAACATTGCTCTCAATGCACTTTGTAACTGGTCCTTAGTACGAATTTCAATTGGAAGATTGTACGCACATTCTGTATGTTCCTTAAAACTAGGACATTTAGAAGCGAGATAACAATTATCGCACTGTCGTAAAGGGTTAGATTTATACCTTAAAACTGATACTTGTTCAGGAGCAATTTCTATTGATTCTCCTTCATTATCAACGGTTTGAGAGCCTATTGAGGTAACGTTCTCAATGCCTACTACAGGCAACAATACACGCTCTGATTCGTGCCGCTTCTCAGGAGGTGGTATAACAATACTTCCCCCCCTAAATGACGCACTATCTGAACTACTACTTTGTGGTGACATAATTGTTATGTCACTTGTTTTGATTACTTCGTTATCGTCATCATTGCCTGTTTCCATGTGGTCATAGCCCCCAAAAACTCTTTGCTCGTACAACTTCCATGATTTAATTGCTAACTCTGCAACGGCATCTACTTCGTCATTGATAACTGCTTCGTACGATATGCCTAAACGTTCAATGTCTGCTCGGTGGCGTTTACGTGCTGAGTCCTTTTGTTGGGCAGGATAACGACGTAAACCGTGACCAGTCCATACTTGAGTTTCACCGTAACGTACGGCGCTACTCCATGAGCCAACAACTACTGCTTCCCACTCTATGTTCTCTATCTGCTCAGGCTTTGAGGTAATGCCTATGAGGTTGGCTGTCCACCGTTTAGCGATGCTGTTAATGCGTGTAGGTGGGTGGGCTGATAGGGCTTTATCGCTAATGGCAACACGTCCATACCGTTGGCATAAGTAGTTGAAACGCTCCAGGTCTGTTGGGTCATTCCAAATTGGAATGTATTTACTTCCTAACCAATCACCATTGTAATCAGGTCTACCAATAACATAAGTTATATCATCGGCGTTAGCCCGTAAAAATGCGTCATACCGTGTTACATCTTCATCCGCTTCTGAGGTGTAAACAAGTAATTCACTGTTATTAAACTTGTCTTTTAGGTCTAACACTTTTTTCTTTGGGATGCTGAAGTGCGTAAGGTTGACCCCTAATCGGGATATGCCTTGGGCAGTAAGCATGGAAGCATACATGCCCTTTTCAGCACCGCCAAAGAATATCTTCATATTAGAACTCCATTGACATTACGATAATAGGCGTTCGTTCCCCCACCCATGCTCCAAGACAATTGTACTCAATGTATTCCACAGCGTCTTCATAGGACATGTCTTTAACAAGCACATCAACCATTTTTTGCCATGAATACACCGCAAGGACTGGTTCACCAATGCGTTGGGAATACCCAATTATCGCATCATTGAATCCGTCCATAAGCAAAATATCTTCATCAATTTCTGCCAACTCCTCAACAGTCCTTGTCATTCCGTCCATTCTCTTTCTGCTTTCTTTAATGCTTGGTTTTCTAGTTCGTTGGATAACTTATCCCATGCAATGATAGTCCTTGGCTCCTCCCATTCTGGTCGGATAGTAAAAGGAACTGATACTAAAAGTGTAGGTATTCCATCTTTGAGTACTTTAGAAACTGCTTCAGGGTCGGTGTCAATATACCAGTCAATATTGGTGTGTGCTGCATGCAATGCTCGTACTCTGTCTAAACGGTTTTCTGAACCTTTTTCCCAATGAAAGTCAATTGACCCTGGTTTATAGTTTTCTCGTTTTAACCACTCCATGACCAATTGATGTTGGTGTTTTGCTACATCATTAACAAGCAAACAAATGCGACCATTGTAGGCATTAAAAAACAGGTTCCACAGTTTGCGTCCGTGCTTACTTGGTTGGCTGGCACCAAGTTCTTCGGACCTATGTGCAATTACATCAAAAGTAACAACTATCACTAGTTGTATAGTCCCAGTTCGGTACGTTGACGATGTGTGTAGTACTCGGCGGCTGGGCAATACATACAAACATACTGGCGCTTTTCTACTGGAATACCTACCTTACGACCAATTGTTTTTTCATCGTTACACCAATCAATACAGCCCTGCTTAGGACGATTATGGCGGTTAAAGCACTTGAGTGCATCCACTTTTAATTCGTCACGGAAATCTCTGATGTATACATCTTGCTCTTTAAGTTCATTTTTAAGAGCAGTCTCAACGTCAAGTTTGCTGGCTGTGTCTTTATCGGTTACAAAGATTACAGCCTTGCAATTTTCTGGGTCTGGTACTTGAGCATTGTGTCGGTCACACAACTCACGCAACTCCATGTCGTACTCTGGTGTTCCAGTGTAGGGTTTCATCTTGTACATAACACCGTGAGTTTTGCAAACAAGTAGACGGTTCATTTCTTCAGCCATGTGGTGCTCCTATTAAATTGTGTTACGAGTGTATCTAGTATTTGTTATGGTTCAACTTGATTGCCTGATGACCGTAAACTACCGTCAAGAGCAAGACCTAAAAACTCACCTGTATCAGGGTCTTCTAAGTATGTAAATGGGTGGGGCATGCGACCACGAACACCTGTCTTGCTTCCCTTGGCTACACGTACTCTAGAGCCTACTGGTCGCTTCACCTTTGGGTCAAAAGCGTCCAACCCTTGAGGTTGCCATTCATAGACAGCGCCAACTCGTGGTCTTTGCGGACGGCGGCTTTCGCTCCTAGATGTGTCGTTTCCTCCAGCCATATGTTTATTATAACCTACTATTCGTAACGTGGGCGGCGTTTAGGATATGCACCAATATTACCGTAGGCTAAATTAACTTTGTAATCATTTGAATGTTGCCCAAAGTGGCTGTAGTCGTAGTCTTCGTCATCTGGCTCTTCTATAAATGTTGCTGCTTCATCTCCTAATTGTGCTCTTGCCCAGTTGTCTACGTACTCTTGCGGCTCAAACACACCTTGGTCAACATCCATGTCGTATACATCACTTGGACTCATGCTAAGAACGTTTCGTCCATTTTTTGCTCTAGTGTATTTAGTTTTTAACTTTTCTACTTCTTTTGCAGCACCACGTGCTGTAACAAACCCACGACTGGTGTGCACAGGTGTACCTGTTTCGTATACCCATCCACCTTCTTCTGCTCCACCGTAAGCATCTGACAATTCATGTACTACCGCACGGTATGGAGCAATTCTTTCTTTTAAACGTTGCCCACGAGTAAGGTTTCGTGTGTTAGCACGGTGTGTTGCTTTTGCTGTACCTAAATCTGCGGCGTTCCAAATACCTGTAGGTCCATCTAGGGTTTCGTAATCTGGACTAAGGCTGTAAGGACCAGTACGTTCTCTACGCATTTTAGGGTTTGAATCACTTAGAGCATAACCAACTGCATTTTTTCCTAGTAAGGCTGCCAGTGTGACGTGTTTAGATGTTTGCCCAGGTCTTGGAGGAGTGGCGAGTCTTTCAATCTTTTCTGATTCTAGTGCGTGCCAGTGCCGTAAACCCTCTAACTCCCGTTCTGCATCAATTGCGTTTCGTGGATTGTCTTGGTGCATTGAAGGTATGGCTGCTTCGGTCCTGTATATAGCATCTTTGTACATCTCTGCTATGCCCATTGCTTTTGTTAGGTCTTTATCCCTACGTTGAGCAATAATTTGGTCATCTGTAATACTTTGTGAAAAAGTATTAGGACTTACAAGGTCTCCATAGGATTCGTAATCTTTTAAAATTTGACGTTGTTCACCAGTATTTGCAGAGGTAGGTCTAATCAGAGCAGTAGCAACACGGCGCTGAACTTTAGCAGTACGGGACAACTTATCAGGGTCATCGCCTACCATGCGGTCTGTGTCTACTCGTTTAAACTTCATATGTACCTACTTTCAGCAATCCCATGCTCTTAGTGATTTGTTGATACGACTATCTGGGTCATTGGCTGTCTTGGCAGAAGTGTTTTTCTTCTTCATACCTTCCATACGAGCACAAAAAGAGTCACGACGAGCAGCAGACTTCTTAGATTTAGCAGCCTGTTCCTTCTTAACTGGGGGTTTAAGGTCTGAACCAGGATTTGCTCTTTCATAAGACTTGCGCCCTTTTTCATTCAACCCACCCTTTTCGTTCTTTCCTTCTTTACGTTGCCACGCTGCTGATTTCTTAGTTGCCATTACTTTTTACCTTTCTTGGAGACAGCCATATTGTCAACAAGGTTTGGATATGGGCGACCAGCAGCCTTAGCACGAGCCTTTGCTTCTGATTTTTGCTCAGGAGTTAGTTTCTTTGATTTCTTTTTAGGGTTTGGTTTATCCCAAACTTCTTTTTTAGATGCCATTTTCTACCAATCGTGGTTGTGTGGGTTTTTCATTAAATCGTTATTCATCATTTCTGCGTGAGATTTTGCTTGCCATTCATAGTCATATGGGGCAATCAATGGTTGTGGCATTTTGCCTTTACGGTAGGCACGACTGCCCCAAATCTCACGGCGAGCAACTCCCCATATGATTTTAGGAGACTTACTACTAGTCCGATCTTGATTTACTGTTTCTGGATTGTTTATTGGGTAATGGTAATACTTGCCTTGTTTTAGGCGTTCATGCCAATGCTCATCGCCTGTAGGCATGGCTTACTTCTTTTTAAGGTCTCTTGCTAATTCTGGACTAAGCATTCTTGTAACTGTTGCGCCACCACCCATATCAAAAGTGGTTTCAGTAGGAACTTCAGTTTCTGAATCTTCATTTTCCGCAGATTCTTGTGGTGCACTCAATCCAAAAGCATGCGATTCACGTTCTTGACCTCGCTCAGTGTTTCCACGTTCGTCGGCTTCTTGCATAATGTTTGACAATGACATACCTAAACCACGTTTTGGTCTGCGGTTTGGGTTGTCTTTTTCTTCTTTGCCTCGTGCCATTATTTCCTTCTTAGGTTTTTTCTTTCCACAGGTTCCGTGGATGCAAGTGGTGTATCTTCACCTTCTTTAATAGCATACATCTCAACATCACTAGGAATCATTTCCTTAGATTTCTTCTTTGCGCCACGCTTTGTCCAATAGCCTGTTTGCAATTCATGAGTCATGTCATTTTCAACGTCATAGACAGTTGGGGCATACTGAAGCCCTACTTCGTCAATAGACCTCATAAGAGGACGTGAACCTTCATACTCACTCTTTGAAAACCCCTCTGGGCCTGTGAATCCAAAGTGCTTCATTGTTCCAGCCACACGTTGCTGTGATTGAAACGCTTCAGCGGCTGCATTAACACGTGCGTATGGGTCAGTAATTGCTCTACCTTGACTATCTGCAAACGGAGCAGTACGAGAGTTATACGCTCCTGGTTTTACGATATTGGTAAAAAACCCAATGCGGGTAGGAGGACGTTGTGGTCTGCGGCTTGGGTTATGTTCTTCGTGTGTTCCACGTGCCATTAGCGCCTTCTTCCGTATGCTGCTTTTGGAGCATCTGCCAATCCAGAACGTTGTACTAGGTCGTACTGCATTTGCAATTCTTCAGCACGAATAGTTGCATCAGTAGGGTCTACTACACCACCACGATCTGGAGTAAGTGATTTAAACTTACCATCAGTAACGCCAAGTACTAGGTCACGATTAAGTGAACGTGATTCATTAACTGCCATAATTACTTACCCTTCTTAGGTTGTTTCTTAACAGGGGCTTTAGCCTTCATAGCAACTTTAGGTTTCTGTGAAACGTTAGTAGGAGGTTTGCTCGTTGCTTTTTTAACAGATTCTTTTGCTGATTCCTTCACTTTTTCTTTTTCTTGAGAAGGATTAGAAGGTTCTGCTGGTGCTGGAGCAGTGCTTTTTTGTGTATCACGCTTAGGTTGAACTGCTGAAGGCTGTACACCACCGTAACCTGGGTCTTCTCCAGCAGGCATCAATCGTTGTCCACCTACTGTGTATTCACGATCATCAACTGTTCCATCTGGATACGAACGAGGTCCAATTTTTCCTGCGCCTGCTGGCTCAAGTGTACGCTTATCAAAACCAGTTACTGGTCTGCGTTGACGAAGACCAGTAGGTGCTGACGCTTGTGGACCACTTGGTGTTTCTTGTTTAGCATCACCAGGTTGCGAAGAAGGTGCTGATGGAGCACTTAAGGCTGGTGGTTCAGGAGTTTTTGGTGTAGGACCACTAGGAGTTTCTTTTAGTTTTCCTTGTGCGGCACTGCGCTCACCTGGAGTTGCACCTGGGTCGTTTGCAAGGTCTTCAATCTTTTCTTTACGAGTACGCACGTCTTTTGTTCCTTGTGGTTTTGCAGGAGTTGGTGTTTCACCAGTTCCTGGTCCAATTGCTTTTGGTTTTGGTCCTGAACCTACAGCAGGTGGTGACATAAACATCAACCTTGGTGATAACTCCGCAGTAGGACGAGGAAACCGTGCTGGTATTGGCAACATCAACGGTGATAACAATGATTTTAGTGGCAATAGTGGACAAATCGGTGGTAGTGGCAACAGGATGACACCACCTAGCAGGCGAGGAACACGTGGTGCACCAACACCTCCTGCTGGAACACCTGCTGCTCCTGCTCCTACTCCTGGTGGTGGCAAAAA